ATAAGAGCGGGCCTGACCGGCAACGTCGAGTTTGTAGCTGGGGCCAGAAGTACCAACACCAAGGTTGCCCGCGCTATCAACCCTTGCAGCCTCAACGCCAGATGGGCGGAACAGTATCTGTGAGCCGTCAAGGTAAATTGGCTGGTAGGCGCTCGTGCCACGGTTGTAGGACTGGATGACGCCGGTTGGCAAAATCTCGATACCACCAGCACCGCCATTGCTGACAACGAATTTCTGTTGGGGCGACGTGGTGCCAATACCGACATTACCGTCGTTGTCGATAAGCATGGTGCTAACCCACGCTGCGGTTGTGCCGCGCTCGATGGAGAATGTGCCCGCTGCTGTGCTCGCTGCGGTATTCGTGGCGTTGAGGCGGAAGCCGTAATAGTCACCGGGTGTGTACCCCATGTGAATTGTCTTGGTGACCGCAGCCGCAGAGTTAGTGGCAAGAGACAGGTTGCCGCGAGGGGTATCGTAACCAATGGCGACATCGCCAGCAGTCGTGATGCGCATCCGCTCGGTGACATTGGTAAGGAACGTAAGTGGGTGGTTGGAAGAGGAACCTACGGCAAACACCGTCCCTTGCCCTTGTAACCTTCCCGTTACGGTGCCGTCACTAACCTGTATGAAGGTATTCGCAGGGCCGCTAAAATTCGCCAGAAACGCGCTGCTACCCTGTACATCCAGCTTATAGCTGGGGCCAGAAGTACCGATACCGACATCACCCCCCGCAGTGATACGCATCTTTTCAGCGCCAGCCACGTCAAATGTCAGTGGCAGGGCGCTGGTGAATATCGAGGTCAACTGGTCGGGGGTACCACCGAAGATGCGTGCACGGTCGCCAAATGCTGCCTGAGTGTTACTGTTAGCCGCGTTCTTCACATAGAAGGCCGCGCCTTGGTTGGTGCCGCTACCACCTCCCACACGGATGATGCCGTTAGCCGCGCTGTAGGCGTCGATGATATGGGCAGGAGATGGTTGGCCGACACCGAGATTGCCCGAACTGTCGACCCGCACCTTCTCAGACCCAGCGGTGTTTATCACCACTAGCGAGCCGTCGATTGTCATCTGGCGGTAGGCGTTGTTGGCTTCGTTTACAGCGAGCAGGAGTACGCCGCTTCCGGCTGTCTGCGGTGTAGCGATGAACTGGTCAGTGGCCCCAGCTTGGTAGCTGGTTATGGCCCCTGCTACGGTGAGTTTCGCGTTGGGTGACGAGGTGCCGATGCCGACGTCACCGCCGGTCAAGATGCGAATGCGCTCGGCAGAGCCGGTACGTAGTACAAGGGGTAGCGCGCTGACAGAACCAAGGATTGTGGACGAGCCATCAGCAAAGACTTCACCGGTGCCGCTGGCGTTACCGAACCTAATCCAACCGCCGGATGCGTTGTAGACCTCAAGCGGGGCGTTCGGTGACGAGGTGCCGATGCCGACCCTACCCGAGCTGTCAATAGTAGCCGCCAACCCGCCATTCGTGGTCAACCGCATAGTTGAGCCCGCGAGCGACAGTGGTAGATACGCACTTTCCGCCGTGTTAGTAGCGTCTATGAAAGCCCCGTTAGTAGCGTCGACATAAGGACGAATTCGTAGGTACCCCGTACCGCCGCGAAACTGCGCAGCTTGAGCGGTGTCTGCAACGGCAACAGTCAGCTTTTGGCTGGGCGAAGCCGTACCAATACCCACATTACCCGACGCATCCTGATACACTGCCTTGCCAGCAGGGTAGGTGGCAAACACGTCCTTGGTGCCTGCGCTGAAATTGACCAGTGTGTTGCTGTTACTGGAAGCGAGTACTGTGTCGCGGGATAGCGTCGTACCTGAGGCAGTGTAGGTGCCGATGCCGACTTCCCACTGACTGCCAGCATTGATGGTGTAGTAGGTGGTGTTGCCGTTACCGATAGCAGAGAACGACTGGTAGCCAGTCACAGCCCCGGCCAGAGTAACAGTACCCGTGCCAGTGGTAGTCGTAGTTTCCCTTACGCGGTCGGCAACAGCCAGAGCCATTACATCAGGTTCCTAAGTTTGTATGTGGTGGTGAGGTAGACCTCGGTCACCCCGTCAATGAGGTTGGCGACTGCCCGGTTGCCCTTGCATATCTTGTCGTGGTTCTTCTCAATCCATTCCGCATCCTCCACCAAGATAAGCAGGATTTCCTTGGCTTTGGTCTTCGGTGCAGGGACGGTACCCACCAACTCGAATGCACCTTGGTAGGCTTCAACCAGCTTGTCCAACGCGTCGATGATGCCATCGTAGAACTCACCCAGCGCCACGTGCCGGGCGTAGCCGCCCACACCTTCGGCACGCCAGTGCTCGAAATGCGCCACATTGCGGGCGTAGAAAACACGCGAGATGAGTTCTTCAATCATCAGGCAATCCGAATGATGGCGGTGGAGTTCGTCGCGGTCGGGAAGATGATGGTGAAGTCACCAGCGGTCGAGGTCTTGTCCGAGCCGAAGTCGAGGACCGCCACAGCAGCATTGGTCAGCGTCGTATTGGCGTTCGAGTTGGCCGACGGCGTGGTGTTGTAGATGAGCGCCCCGCGCGCGGTGATGGTCGCATTGGCGAAGGTCAGGTCCGAGAAGTCGGTGAAGCCCGTGCCGCTCGATGCCGTGTTGTTCGAGGTCACAACGCCAAGATTGACCAGCGTGCCGCCGCCAGCGGTGTAGTTGGTACCCGTCACTTCGTTGGAAGCCGTATAGGCAGTAGTGTTAGCGTCGAGCGAAGCCGACGAGGTGTAAAGCGCCAGTTTGAACGTGTCGCCGCCTACGCGGAAGTCATGCACTGCGAGCATAAGCTCGGCTTTGAAGCTGGTGCAGAGGGATTGTGTAATGGCCATCGTGGTATCCTTATGCGTCTAGTATGGGGATGAGGTCTGCGCGCCCTAGCTCCCGAAATTTGTTCGCCAGAGTGACTTTCTCCGCCCGTATCGCTTCGTTCATGTAGAAAATCAGCACGTGACGGATGGAGTCCTTGAACGCTTCTGCCTGTTCGCGGATGACGGGGTGGGCATTCGACCCGACGTAGATAATCTTGTCGAGCGCGCGTTCAGCGATTTCCTCAGGGGTAGCACCGCGCCCTTCGGTAGTGTGGACCATCACACTGCCTAGGCCACCGGAAATTGGTTCGAACATGTCCCCTCCTTATGCCACCGGATACCGGGCCTGCGGGGTCCGGTACATATCCTGACGGTTCTTTCCTTCACCGAGTTGTTTCAGCATGGCCATCGCTTCGTCGTACCGCTTCTGGTATCCGGCGATGACGTCAGGCTCACCCTTCATAAATGTGTATGCTTCTAGGAGCGACCCGTAGAGCAATGTGCTGTCAAAATTGTCGCCCAGCCACGACGTACCAGCAGTGACGATGGACTCCGGGTAGTAGAAATAATGCAGCTCAACCGCGTAGTTGTCGTCGGGCGTCGGGCCTAGGATGAACGAGTTCTCATCAAAATAGGCGTAGTAGGATGGGATACCCTCATCGTTCGGGTTGGGGTATGCTTGCCGGATGAAGCTGACATCCTTGTTCAGCAGATATTCTTGGTTCCCATTGGCGTCGATGACAGCAAGTGAGAAGGTAGCCAGCCAGTCAGACGGAACGGTCAGGTATTTGTTCGACGCCGTGCAGTTGCCGGTGACATTTTTGCGTAGGTCCAGAAGCTGGACCGTGTTGAAGATGCGCTGCTCAGCTTGTTCGATGAACGTGTTGATTTGCTCGGTGGACGTCAACGTCACCGTGCCCGACCCGGCAGAGTCGGTCCACGTCGTATTGGGGAAGTCGTTTTCGACATACCCCTTGATGGTTTCGAAAAGCTGGTCGTAGTTCACGGCTTATCCCAGCTTGCTGCTGCTCTTGGTTCCGCGCGTAGCGGCACCGGTGCCACGGGTCTTGACCGTCTGGGTGTTTGCTACGTTGTTAGGGTAGCCCGAGGTCTTGGGGACCGGTACACTTTTGGGCTTCTTGTCCATTTTATTCCTCCGTCTGTACGGTTACGGTTCCTACGCTGCCAACTCCTAATAGCGTATTTGGAAGACCAGATAAACCCAAAGGATTGGTAAGTCCTACTGGGTTCCACCCCCACTGAATAACCCGGCTGCCGTCGCTAGGGTTACCATTTATGTTGAGGCCCGACTGCTGGTAGCTGTTGTCGGGGCGGGGGTCGCGCAGCGCCTGCGGGTCATCGACCGGGTACATACCAAGCTGCAACTGCGGGTGGTCCGGGTTCCAACATTCAGGGCACGCGAGAATATTGGTGTTTTTGGTTTTGATAACGAGCTTGCGTAGCTGTTTCAGCTTATAGCGTTGCCCGCACACATCGCACTCTGCGATGGCCCTTTTACCAGAGGCAAACCTGTTAGGCACGGCACCCCCTTAGTAGAACATCTGGCGCGGGGCGATGCGAAGCGGGGCCTTTTCGCGGTCCTCGTCTGCTGCCTGTTGCCACAATTCTTCATATTCTGCCTTGAGGAACGGCATGCGCTCAAGCGCGCCGGGTATCTTCTTCGACAGGTGAAACGCCAGCCCAGCCACCAGACACGGCAGAAAGCGGAACGGAATGTCCTGAGTGCTGACACCGGTGCCCGCATCTTGGATGCGCCGCAACCGCCACACTACGAGCGTATAGAAGTTGGTCTGGTCAGGCACCGGCCACACGTTGATGGTCGGATACTGCACGCCGGTCGGGTGGTCTTGCCCACCCAGACGGTTGAACCAAAGCTGTATGGGCCTGCCTTGCGCGTTCTTGTTCGGGATGGTCGAGTAGGTATCGACGCTGATGCGGCTGATGTTGATGTCAGTCTGCCCTTGGCCCGTACCGGTGCGCACGACGTGGTCAATGATGTCGATAGTATCTACCGGCATACCGTATTGCGATACGCCCTGCACGAGTGGGATGGTGCCCTCGTCGATGGTCCACAGGTTGATGCCGCGATTGGCCCACTCAAGGGTAAGCAAATTCAAGCTGCGGCGTGCGGTGCGCATATCGTAGCCAGTCCTAAGCTCAGCACCACAACGCTCAAACGCCTCTTCGATAAGGGTGTTCAAGTCGAGATTGAAATCGGTAGTCCCGGTGGTGGTCATAAATTAGGCCCTACTTACGTCTGTTGCGCATATCATGTCGAAGCTCCCATAGCAAGTTACTGGGGTATCCAGTCGGGGGTTGCGGTCTGGCTATCGAAGGTGAAGGTCGGTGTCGGCGGCGTCGGTTCTGGCGTCCAGTTGGGGTTGGCAACGAGGTCCGCGCCAGCGAAGTTGCTGGAGCTGGCGATTGTATCCGGGTTCCAGTTTGGCGTCGGTGCGTTGCGGATAACCCTTGGCGGGTAGAACGTGTTGGTGTTGAGGAATATCTGCGGGCGCAGCGCCCAGAACTGGTAGCTCGTGAACGGGTAAAATGCGTTGGTGTTGTTGTACCGGGCCGGGGCGAGCGTGTAGGTCGTCGACACCACAGCGGGGAAGAACGTATTCGTATTGTCATAGCGCGAAGGCGCGACAGTGACCGGGCCGGGCGTCAGGGTGGCAGTGTACCAAACCTGTATGTTCTCAACTGCCAGTCCGACATAGTTGGGGTCAGCGTAGCCGGGGGTGTAGTAGTCCTCGAACTCAAGGGCATAGGTAGACGTCGCGGTCGCTGCGTAGAAGCTGTTGGTGTTGTTGAAACGCGCGGCCTGAACGAGCACCTGCGTCTGGGTTACGCTCGGCGAGTAGAAGCTGTTGGTATTGGTGTATAGCGAAGGGGTGAGCGTCACCGCACCGCGAGTTACCGTTGCCGTGTAGAAGCTGTTGGTGTTGGTGAACAATGCTGGGCGCAGCGACTGCTCTTCGGTGACGGTTGGGCTGTAGAAGGTGTTGGTATTGTCGTACCGCGCCGGGGTAAGCGCGTAGGTCGACGCAACTGTGGCCGAGTAGAAGCTGTTGGTATTGGTGAACAGCGTAGGAGTTAGGGTTACCGCACCGCGAGTGACTGTGGCGGTGTAGAAGCTGTTCGTATTGTCGTAGCGGGCCGGGGCCAGCGTGACCGCCCCACGAGTGACCGTAGCGGTGTAGAAGGTGTTCGGGTTATCATACCGGGCAGGCAGCAGCTCGGTAGCGCCAGACTGGGTGACGGTTGGACTGTAGAAGGTGTTGGTGTTGTCATACCGCGCGGGGGTCAGCGTGTAGGTGCTGGTAACCGTAGCCGTGTAGAAGCTGTTGGTATTGTCGTACCGCGCAGGGGTCAGCGTTTTGGTCGTGGTGACCGTCGCTGTGTAGAAGGTATTCGTATTGGTGTAGAGCGTGGGCGCAAGGGTTATGGCCCCGCGAGTGACTGTGGCGGTGTAGAAGGTATTGGTGTTGTTATAGCGGGCAGGTGACAGCGTCACCGCACCGCGAGTGAC